CTTTACAGGCCGGCGCAATGTGCCCCCGGTCTGGGTTTTATATGAGGCGCGACCCTTTGCGTTCAGACCGCCCTTTGAGTTCTTACCTTCTTTGCGTTGCCATGCTGGGGTTTTAGCCATCAGCCAATGCTCTCATGCGGTCAACCAGACGCCGGGCTCGATTAGGCACTTGTGTATACCAGCGGCTATCAACCATCTCGTCAGCTGCGGCGTTCCAGTCTCGCGCATCAACGCCAGCTTTCATGCCTTTGAATTTAGAAAGCCTGGGTCGGCCCATGTTGAACATCATGTTTGCTATAATGTGCTGACACTCTTCTTCCAGCTCATCAAAGTCTGGGTACAACACTTTGCACTCATCCACAGTCACAGCCATATCGAGAGCAAATAAGTTTTTGACGCGCTCCTGTTCGATTACTGTACCGACAGGCTTGCCGTGCTCTTTATCTGTGCTTGTAATCAAATGCCCGATGCCGCACGTTGGCAGGCCGAGGTGGTCTAGATATATCTCGTACTTACAGCCCTCATCTTCTGCTATCTCTTCACGCAATTTGTCTTTGTTCATTTACGAAACCCTTTGATGCCGCGTATGCCAAATGATGCGCCTATGCTGGCGTACATTGCCCACTGGAACCAATCAGGTGTGCGAGACAAAGCAGCAAACCCGCCTTCAACGAAGGGCTGGGTATAAGGAATGAAGCACATTGCTATTATAATGATGAACAGTATTGTCCATGCCTCGTCCTTCCAGCTGTTGTCACTGGACTGAGCCATGATCTTTTCCCAGCCAGCTTCATGCGTAGCTGCAACCTTCATTACTTCAGCCTCGGCCTCAGCTTTGGCTTTTGCGACATGGCCTTTAGCTTTAGTCTGCTCAACCTTGTTTTCCATCCATGACCCGGCGAGTGAGGCTATCGGGCCTATCAGCGCTTGTAACATTGCTTAACCTTTCTCAGAGTTGAGCCAAACTGCGAGCGAGCCTGTCATGGCGCCAGTCACCACAGAAATCAGCGAAGCCTGTTGTGTGCTTAGATCCGGCTGACTGAGCGCCCATTCGATGCAGCGGATGTAGACGCCTGTCATGCAGAGCATCATGAAGCGGGGCAAAATTTTAAGCTCAAGTAATTTACGGGCTACTTCTTCGGCACTCATCAGGCTCTCTTGTATTTGTTATCACACCTGTACTCCGCAGATTTGTAAGGCGGGGGAAATAAAATCTGGGTATCTTGGAACATTTGCAGTGCGCGCTCAATGCACTCACTGTGCGATTCGTATGGACCTTGGGCGTCCTTAATCTCTATGCACTTATCACCCAGCACAGCGGAGCAGATTATAAGTACAGCGGTGAACATTTATTGCCCGGAGAAAATTATTGTTGCTGTGATGCACACCACGACAAAGATGACGCACATCAGCGCTATACCGATGCTTTTTGCCATTTGCATAGTCTCATGATGTTTGCGATTACGTTCGATCTGCGCCTGCTTCGCCTGCTCTTTGGCCTCTTGCAATCGCCGGGCACGTTCATTGACGATGCTAGCCCAAGTTCCGTGACCGAACCTCTGGTCCACCAGCACAGATACTTCATATAGTTTTTCTGCTGCAAGCTTGGCATCGATCGTTTCTTTAGCAACAGAACTTACATCAAACTGATTTACCTTGGCCTTCTTGTTCCTAGCTTTTTGAGCTTGTTGTTCTCCTAAGAACAAATTATCGATGTGACTTGAAATCTCACCAATGTCATTTGCTGTGGAAATCCCAGATTTAATGGCATCAACAGCGGATTTAACGAGAGCAATGCCAGCGAGTGTCTCAGCTATCATTCTTTTTCCTTAGCATCAGATAAGCTCTGAAACACACAACAGCAAACGACACAATAGCAGTTGCAAAAGCTAGCCAGCCGGTTATCGCGTTTATCCATAGCGGGGCCGTGATGCCGCCCGAGAGGATGGCAACATCTGTGTGCATGTCTTTCATTCTACAGCTACCCATCCAGAGTTATTATCTGCTTGGTGAGCATCTTCATCCCAATGATATACAAAAGGCGCAAAATCATCGGGGAATGGCACTGGAGGTTCATACTCACGCAGTGTCTTGTTTAACGTCCAAGAAGGCCAAGGTTGTGGCGGGTAGAAGGCTTGGTCTGTGTAGTCGTAAACAAAGCCGTTGCCTGTAAGTTCAGTACAAACCTTCCAATCTTCTTCCTCTGGAAGTGCGTCCACGAAGTCTTGTTCAGCAACAATTACTTCTTCGACAGTTCCATTAATCACTTTTGCATAGTATCCCATGTCTTATCCTGTGAATGTACCTGATGATGTGAATTTGTGATATGTGTAACCGCCCGAACTATAAACCGTTCCGCCAGAGCCGACTTGAGAACCTGAGTACCTCAAAAGGCAAATGCCGTTGCCGCCGGATTTCGTATTTCCACCATCGCCGCCAGCTCCCCCGCCCGTTCCGTTAATGCCGTTTGAATTTGACCCATAATCTCCTCCTCCGCCATTACCGCCTACGCCATGTGTAGCGCTTCGATTATAGCCACCGCCCCCGCCAGCAAACCAGCGAGTGCCACCAATGTTTTCACCAGAAGATGTAGCCGCACCCCAAACTGAGAAAGCTGATGAGCCGTCTCCGCCATCAGGATTATTACCACCTGCGCCGACTTGCGTAGCACCCCCGCCGCCGCCTCCGTGATAGTCATTAGACACGTTCCCGCCTCTAAAGCCTTGCCCAGAAGTTCCAGCACCCCCAGAGCCTGTTCCCGGATGGCCTTGTCCACCACCCCCAGAACCGCCCGGATTTCCGTTACGCCCTGAGTTCAGCCCACCTGCTCCGCCTCCGCCACGAATGGCTGTGCCGACACCTGCGATTACTGAGTTAGTGCCATAAGCACCGTGGTTGTTAGAGTTGTTAGCGGCTACGTAAGAAGTACCGCCAGCACCGATAGTAATGGCTTTGGATACGCCGCTAGTAATAGTGAATGAGCCAGATAGAAGTCCACCAGCACCCCCGCCAGCGCCCCCGTAAAAAGCACCCCCGCCGCCGCCAGCGATGAGCATATATTCTACAGTAATAGCGGCAGACGCTCCGTAGAAATCTTCTAATGATATCTCTCCGCTGGCAGGTATTCCTGCTGCCGCACCATAGTATTCGCTAAGTGAAATAGGGTTAGAACCACCGAACTCTGTTTGAATATTAGCTAATGATATTGCGCCATTACTTTGAAGAGCCATTTTCTAATGCCTCCACTTTTGCTGAAAGTTCTTTGACTGCTTCAATTAGAACAGATGTTATCTTTCCATAGTCAACCGACTTAGTCTGCATATCATCATCAGCAGTCAGGACTACTTCAGGTAGTATTTTTTCCATGTCCTGTGCGAGGACACCAACTTGCATCTTGGCATCTTTTACGTCATTTCTTCTGTAGTAAACGCCCTGCATCTGCTGTACTTTCTCAAGAGCATTTTCTATATCTGTTACATCTGTCTTCAATCGTTTATCAGAGAACGCAGTAACATCATTATTGAAAGTAGCAGCGCCCGCAGCAGACATATCAAGGGTGAGCGCGGTAATAGCACCACCGCCATCATCGCCTTTTATGATAAAATCTTTGTCCTGCACCCCGGTTGTAATTACAAAGTCACTTGATGCGTTTGACAGTGTGGCGATAGTGGTGCCGCCATCCTTGAAAAATATATCTCCACCGTCGGCGTCTAATATAATATCAGTAGTAGCATCGAGTGTTATAGTTGAACCCGAGTCTATCTCTGTGATAACGGGCGTTGTAAGTGTTTTATTAGTAAGGGTTTGTGTAGCAGCTGTGCCGACTATTTCTTGACTAGCACCAGCTGGCAGTGTCAGCGTGTTTGTTACGCTTGCGCTGTGGGGTTGCGCTATCACAGTCTGCCCGTGCGTGTTGCTTTCACAGTTGAACTTGATAGCACCGCTGTTAGTATTTCCTCGCACAACAACGGTGCCAGTTCCGTGCGGGGCAAGGTCGATAGTTCTGTTACTGCTAGAAGTAACAATATCCCTCTCTAAAACGTCGAGATTGCCGCCCAGCTCTGGGCTTGTATCTTGAACGACATTAGTCAAAGATCCAGATCCGTCAGCACCACTGTAGGTGAAGTGAACCCTTATTCCATCTGCGTTGCTAAAAGTTCCGTTGCTAGCAACATGCGTCACTACAACTTTGTTATACCCAGTTGCGTCTGTCACTGCGCCAGTGACTTTGAATAGAACAAAGGTCGAAGCTGTGCCTTCCTTTGTGATAAGCAATATGCCTCGCGCCGTAGCATTGCTAATATCATCGAATGATTGAACAAAAGCGCTTATATCAACGCCATTATCATCAGCATCATCTATAAAAACAACGCTCGCGGAGCTCACCGTCCCATTATTAAAGGCCAGTTTGCCAGCTCCCGGGTCTGCATCTGACGTTGAATTATTAAAGGTCATTGCTAATCCAACATTAGAACCAATCGCGCCAGTAGCGCCAGTTGACCCGGTTGCGCCAGTGTTACCCGTCACAAGGCCAAAGGCCAAGGCAAGCGCACCAGAGGACGCTGTATAGGTTGCAGATGCTGTTGGAGTGCCACCAGCTGCAACGGCTGACACACTAGATGTAACTGTATCGACCTTGCCCTCGGTAACCGTCAGGTCACCGTCGCCATCAAAGCTAAGCAGCTTGTTAGCTCGCGCTGTTGCCGAGGTTGTAAACTCAGATGTTGCAATGACGTTTGTCTGAGACACTTTCAAAGCCCGACCA